AACCTGTCGTTTGGGATGCTGGCCGACTTCAGCCAGTCGCGCATGTCGCCCCAGATCTGCGCCCTCATGTTGCCGTACATGGCCGGGTTGCGTGACTTCCAGCCAAAGTTGACGCCCTTGATCTTGTACCGCTGCTCTTTCAACCGGTCCACGATGCCGGCGCCCAGCCCGCCCTCGTCGATGAACACCATCGCCGGCTTGAACTCTTCGATGGCCTCAATGACGTACCCGACCACCGTCATGGTGTCGTCGCCCCGGTGCCTGATGATGCGCACGATGTCCCGCCCTTGCCTGACGGCCAGCACGGTGGCGTCTGCTCCGAACCGTGCCGGGTCTACCCCGATCACGATCGGCGCGCTTGGGTCTTTGTACAAGGGCCTCTTCATGGCGTCGTCCACCACCAGGCTGGAGATGAACTGGTCGTCGCCAGCGTTCGGGAACTCGCCGTACACCTCAACGTGCGCCTGCGACGAGTCCGGTCCGTATTCATCAATGATCTGCTGATAGACCTGCTTGTCCGTGCCCTCGACCGTGCGGGCGTCCACCACCTTCGTCTGCCAGAACTCGCGCTTGCTGTGGAACGTCTCGTAGAAGTACCCGGTGTTTCGCCGTGGGTTAGAGAACGCCAACCAGAAACGGTTTGGGGTGTTCTCTGTAAAGAAACCAGCAGTCACCGCCCAGATGGCGTCCGCAATACCGCTGGCCTCGTCGAAGATTACCATCACACCGTCAAAGTTGTGCACACCCGCGTAGGCGTCTGGGTTCTCTTCCGACCACAGCCGGCCCTCGACGCCCCAGTAACGGGTGCCCTTCTTCAAGTCGCGCTCGACCAGCTCGGTCAGCCACTTGGCTGGCATCAACCTGGTGGCTGACACCTCAAACCAGTGTGAGTTGAGCGACATCGCCAGCCACTTGGTGATCTCGGCCCATGTGATCGAGCGCAGCTGTGACTCACTGTTGGCCGACACGATGGTGGTCGAGCCAATGCGGGTGGACAGCATCCAGATCACGATCCATGAGACCAGTGCCGACTTGCCAATACCGCGCCCGCTACTCACCGCGTGGCGTAGGGTGTTGAAGTCCAGCTTGCCCCGGTTTGCTTTGATGTGGTCGCCGATCTGCTGGAGCACCTCGCGCTGCCATTTGCGCGGTCCCGAGAAGTGTTCCAGCGGCGTGCCCTTGACGCCCCACGGGAACGTGTACAGCACAAACGCCAGTGGGTTGTCTTTGTACTGCGGCGACCAGAGCCTGGCCATCAACTCTTGTTCGTCTTCGGCCGAATAGATGGTGGTTTGCATTAGGCGCTTTGTTTGTGTGGGGCCAGTCGCGCTTGTAGCGCTGGCATGGTCGTAGACGAGGGCTCGTGTGCGATGACGTCGATCACGTCGGCGGCTCGGCGCTCGGCTTCGGCCAGTGCGCCAAGAATACTAATCTGTTGGTTGACATCGACTGTGATGGCCTGCTTGGCCACCCAGCCGTGGACGTTTTGCAGAATAGCCAGACTGGCCTTGGCGTCGCCCTCTTCGGCTGCTTTGTGCAACTGCTTGGATGCGAGCAGTTCGCCGTCGGCGCGGCCTTTTTGTTCGGCCAGCTGCGCCACTCTATCCAACTCGCACAACTGCCGGTAGGCGGTGGGCACCATGCCTGCTGCTAACGCCAGGTTGTCGCCCTTCAACCCGAGCTTGGCTGCGTCGTAGATGCGGTTAAGCACCGCCTCGGTGGCGCGCACTTCATTGATGACAAGTGGCAGTGAATGAAAACTCATAGATGTATGGCCGCGTGGATGCGTGCCGCGATCTTATATCAAAAAATAAAAATCAAAAAATCTTTTGCAGTGTGCCGGTAAAAATAAAAATTGTTGTTGAACGCTACGCTACCGTTGACCGGTCCGCTCGGCCCTACCCCCTCCCCCTCCAGCTCAAACCACCACCTGGTCAGTGTGTGCTTACTAACATTTTGTGGACAATGTGGACAGTCCACAACAAGCCGTCAGCCCTGGCTAGGTGCATGTACGTCTATACAGTACTGTACAAGCATACACCACTGTATAGACTATTGATTGTGGACAATGTGGACAGTCCACAAATAGGTTAGTGCCTACTAACTTGTTTTTGTCGCCAGGGTTCGCGGCCGGCGAGTGTGGACAATGTGGACAGTTTGGACAAGCAATTAAATTCGCTGTACCCTACTTGCCTATTTTTTAAGCAATTGTTTTTCTTACAATAGATATCTAATAGTCCACATTGTCCACAAACAGCCCAAAGCCCCATAAATAGGGGCACCGCACGTGGACCATGCGCGCGTTTTCACGTCGTCCACAACACGCCCACAACGTCCACAACACGCCCACAACGTCCACAAACGCAAAAAGCTGTCACATATGTGACTGACATGCATGAGCGGAAATCCTTTACAATAGCGTTACTGCAAAACGATTGCAGCATTCATTAAATTAAGGTCCACCATGAAACAAGTCGAACTCTTCAATATCCGCATTGTCAACACTGGCGACAAGTACGGCGTCAATGACTGCCTGACCAATAACAAGGCGCCAATGGTTGAATTCTATGACGCGCGCTTTACTTACGGCGCCGACGGCGCGCGCGGTCAGTTTGTAACCCGTTATTACATCGAAACCCTAACCGATAGCGGATGCCCTAATGGCCTATGCCTTGATGGCGGCGTGCCTGCGTGGTTTGTATCGGCCGAAGGCATGAAACAAGTCATTGAATACATCAAAGGGGTTTAAGCATGAAAGACAAAATTTTGGATGTTTTGACCGCGCTTGTTATTGCGGCCGCGTTGCTTGTCGGCGCGTTGGCCTATTTTGATGTTCTCACTAAATAAGGGGCAAACCATGCTATTACTTGCAACCAAACTCAAAAACCAATTCCCTTCGACGCATACCGTCGCATTGAAGAACATCAGCGTCAACGGCGACAAACGCGGCTGTTCCGGTTTTATTCAACGCGGCGACGCCATTGTGTACGTCAACACGGAGGTTTTGGGCGGCGGCTATTTGTACCGTACGGCCGCGCACCTCAAAGACTATTCGGGCGGCGTCAACCGTTATGCCAAAGACTTGGATTCGCTTGTCGCCGGTATCAATTCACTTTTGAGGGCTTGAACATGTTCAAAGTCTACAAACGCAAAATTTACGTTTATCAAGTCCGTAACGGCGCGCTTGCATTTGCATGGGCGACCAATGCATACCCTACATGCCGCGCGGCCGTCGCGGGCGCCAAAGCGCGCTACCCGCACCACGAATTTAAAGCCACGTTTGCAAAGGACTGACACCATGAAAACACTAGGTTACATCGCATATGAAGGCCCTTCGGAAATCGACGGCCGGCCCATTGTCGTCATCGTCAACAAACTATCAGGCTCAGCCAATGCGAAAACCGGCGCGGACTTAGTGCAAACCTTTATTTTGCGCGCCGACGTTAACCCGGTTGACGCCCTCAAAACCGGCGACGACGTGTCAATTTGTGGCCAATGCGTGCATCGGCCGTTATTGGCGAAGGATAACGGCCAGGCGCCGTGCTATGTCAATGTGGGCCGGTCCGTACGGTCCGTGTATGCCGCCTATTTGCGCGGCCGGTACCAAAAAGCCACGCCGGCCCAATTGCGCGCTATTCTGGCCGGCCGTAAAGTCCGCCTAGGCACTTACGGCGACCCTGCGGCCGCGCCGGTGGCCATGTGGCAAGAGATAACGGCCGATGCGGCCGGGGTTGTCGGCTATTCGCACCAATGGCAAAGCATAGGTTTTGACCACGCCGCGTGGGCTCCATTGGTTATGGCGTCGGCCGATAACATCGACGAAGCCGCGCAAGCTAATTTGTACGGCATGCGGGTTTTCCGCGTGTCCGTAGGCGTCGACAAGCAATTAGGTGAAACAACGTGCCCGGCGTCGGCCGAAGGCGGCCGCCGTGCGACGTGCGACACATGCATGCTATGCGGCGGTACTACCAAGGCGGCGCGCGATATCGTCATTGCAGACCACGCCGTCGGCCACAAACGCCGCGTTTTCATGATGGCGGCCGTATGATTGAATCACCAATTCCCGGTTACAAACACGACCCGCGGCCGGACCGATACCCCACGCGGGAGAGTTGGCCGCGGCCTGGCGCCAAAGGCACCTATAAGGGTAAACCCGTGGAACTAATGGAAATCTACTTCGCCTATTACGCGCTGTTCAAAACCGGCCCTTATTCAGTTATGCGCGCCAACCTACAGGAATTCATACCATGCGAGTGAAAGAATTTTGGCAGTGGCTAAGTGAATTAGCCGACGCCACCGACGGCGCGCCGGTCGACATGCCAAGCGCCGAACATGCTTTTTTAATGGGGCGGACTGTCGCCCAATACTTGGAGACCCAAAATGGACTTTGATTACATGAGATTACCCGCGGCCGATGCTGAGCGCCTATGCTATGCGGAGGGCTTTGAAAACGCGGCCAAGCTATTTGCCCGTATTGAAGCGCTGCAGCATGCACTAGGACAGGCGACGGCCGAAATCGAGACCCTTAAAAACACGGCCGCAGACTTAAAAATTAAAACCCTTGAATGCGAAGTCTTGGAGAGTGAATTAACCAACGCGGAAAACCAAAACGCGGACATGCACGCGGCCATAGTTCGGGCATGTGACATCATGCTAGTTAGCCCAATGGGGGCAATGCAAATCTTGGAGGCGGTCTTATGACGGCCGCGTTGGCGGCCCTTGTCGTCGCGTTGCTGGCGGTACTGTTCAAACTATAAAAAAGGGCCCTTAACGGGCCCTTATTACTTGACGGCGCGCAGGGTCGACGGCGGCGGATCCTCGACCATATCGCGCAGTTCGGACCGGCTCATCTCCACCATATCAGGCGCGCAGAAAATGTGTTTTTTGGTATCGTGCCGCCGGGACTTCAGGCGGCCACAGTCCACCCAACCGGCCTCTTTCAGGGCATGCAAAAGCGCGCCCTGAACGACCTTAACGGCGCCAGGCGCGGATCCTTGCAGGCGATCGCACAGCGCGTGCCAGGGCGCGCCAACGACGCCTTTAGAGAATTCACCGATGCGGGCGCGCATAAGTTCCACCAAGAACGATTCAGCGCCGGACATGCCGGCCTCGACCATGATGGCCTTGGCTTCGGTCATCATCGGGGGCATGCCAGGATTAAATGCGGAGACGTCACGCTGGTGCAACCAGGCAGCGACGCGGGCCACGCCGCCGGCCTTGTACCAAGCCCACAGGCCCACGGACTCGGCCGAGGACATGCGGCCGGCGTCGGACCAGATAACGAACCACCGGCGGTCTTCGGTGGGCAGGTTGATGGCCACCCGCTCGTTGGAGTAAGCCAGGACAAACAAACGATTCAGGGCCATGTAGGGGTGCAGGCCCTTGCGGTTGATCGGCAGCATGTCAGGGGGCGCGGCGATCAGGGGCTTCAATTGGTTCTCAAGCGCGCGGCGGTCCTTGGCTTCGGACTGGCGTAGTTCGTTGATCACCATCACCTCGGTCTCGAGGGCGTAGCCCCATTGGCTGGTCAGCTCTTCATTGCGCACCAGGGAGACGTTGACCAGGCCGTCGCCACCGATCGCCCAGAGGAACGGGGCCCACAGGGTGTCCTTACCGGCGCCGGGGGCGCCGCCATGCAGGACGGCGTGGTTAATCTTGCGGTTAGGGTTTTGGACCTTGAAGGCCATCACGTTAAGGACGTGGGCGCGCTCACGGTCGTCGGGAATCATGCGCTCGACGTGAGCCAGCCAGGGGCCGGCATCGCCACCGGTGGCCACCGGCCGGGCGTCGCGCCAGCGGTTACCGTACACCAGGCCATCACGGGCGCAAAGGATCGACTCGCCGGGGGCGTAGGTTAGGCCGACCAGCGCGCGGGCGCCCTTGGCTTGGCGGTGCTCATCAAAACTGGTGGCGGCTTCGATTTTCGAGCGCTTACCGTGGATCGAGTTGCAGCCGATGTGCCGAAAGATGGCGTTGAAGGTGGCGCGGCTGACCTCGCGGCGCTCTTGCATGTCAAAGTAGGCGTCATCATCTTGCAGATAAGCGAAGCGCTCATACCAGCCCTCTTTCTCGACGCGGCCTAGCTCTTTGCGCTCCACCTCGGCCACGATAGCGGACGCGGCGTCGGGGTACTCGGGCGTCGGGGCCAGCTTACTGAGCGCTGACTCCATCGCAGCGGCCAGCAGCTCTTCGCGCAGGCCGGGGGTGTGCTTGGGGCCTCCATTGTCGGCCACCCATTGCAAAAACACAGACGAATCCAGCTCGGTGCAGTGCGAGTGCAGGCAGCAGTAGGCGCGGCTGGCCGGCAGGTAGCGGCCCTCGGGGTTGCCGTCGGTGTGCTGGGCGCTGTTGGGGCAGATGACACCGGCCCAGCCTTCTTGGTTGGGCTTGGACAGCAGCAGGCCGTTGTCAGAAAGCCACACCATCACGTCGTCGGTGCCGTCGTCGGAGATACGAATCGGGCGGTGGGCATCCTCGGCTTCGCCAGGCGTCACGTTCAAAGCGGCGCAGATCTGCTCAAGGGTGAAGTCACGCTCGGGCTTGAACTCACGCAGCTGGGCGGCGAAGTTATTGCGGCCGGGCTTCAGGTTGATCGAGCCGGGAATGCGGAAATTGCGCACCGCGTTGATCGCGCCTTTGTCGGTGTAACCCGCCTCGGCAATGGCGGCAATCGCCGCACTGAACTCGGCCTTGGTGGGCTGCTCGCTGAACACGTAACCCCATTGGAACGAGCCGGGGCTGGTCTCGATCTTCCACGTCGGCTCAAGCGGCGGGACGTTGGGGGCCTTCTCAGGGTCGCCCACATCGTCCAGCACCATCACCAGTACATACTCGCACGCGGCAGCGCTGGCGCCGGGGTGGCCATCCTTGAAACGGTCGATGATGAACGACGCAGTGTTGCCGTAGATGGCCCACTCGGGCTTGACCTTGGCCGTGGGCAGCATGGCTGGCCAGGTGGCCTTGATGGCGCCGTTGGCGTGGAACTGCATCTCGCCTTCCCTCAATTGGGGCTTCTGGCGTACCAGCAAAAAAGTTTCGCCCTCTGGGGCGAGTCTGGTAAGATGATCAACGAAATCTTTCACGGGTTTCTCCTTTAGTTGGAACTTTAGCCCCGGCCTAACCCGCCGGGGTTTTCTTTTTTACGAGTATCGGGTGGTGGTCACACCTTCAGCGGCCAAGGGCAGGCCAGCCGCCCATGCAGGTGGGGTGCACATGATCTGGTGCATGTGGGCAGCGACTGCCTCGGCCTCGTGAGCCGGGCACTCGACAACGATCTCGTCGTGGACGTGTAGGACCACGCCATCGAGCTGGCGCAGTGAATGGCGCAAGATGTCGTGCGCTGCTGCTTGCGTGACGTTCTCGCAAGCCAGACCACGCCACAGACGGGCGCGGGGCCACTCCTTGGCGTCGGCGGCGGGCTTCCAGGCTGCTTTGGTGTACGTCACGTTGCCTTCATCATCAAATTTGGCGTTGGGGTAGCACAGCACCCGACCGGAGGGCAAAGCATACCAGAGGGTCTGGCCGTCGAACAAGTACACAACACGCCCGGCTTTAAATTCATGCCCTTTGTTTCTCATGGCGCGCAGGTAGGCGTTCTCCAGCTGCTGGCCGTGCGCCTGCGCCCACGGGTTGGCCCTGCGCCAGCCGTCCACAGCGCGCTGCACCTCGCCGGGTGACAACCGGATACCGTAGGCGCGGCCGAAGACCTCAAACGCGCCAGCGCCGCCCAGAAAGCCAAGGGCCAGCTCTTGCACCTTGCCCACCTGACGCTGGTCACCAGCGACGTCGGCGTAAGGCACACGAAAGGTGGCGGCTGCGTTGACCTTGTACGGGTCAAGGCCGGATCGGAACACGTCCAGCTTGGCCTCGCCGGCCGTGCAGTTGGACAGCCACGGGTGCACACGGCCCTCGATGGCCGACCAGTCGTAGGCGATCAGGACGTGGCCAGGCTTGGCGATCAGCGCCGGCCGGAGCATCCCTTTGAGCACATCTGTAATGCGTTTACCAAATCTTGGCGTGATTGCGTGGCCACGCACCATAGCGTGGCGTACTTCATCAGGCTCTTTGGCGCACTTGCGGGTAAAGTTGTGAACTTGCGCGCCGTAGCTCGACGCACGGCCGGTGGCAGCCCCTCCAGCAAAAACGAAAGCGCCTCGGACTCGGTGATCCTCTTCATCGGCAAGGTTTGAAAGGCGGTTGAATTTCGCAACCGAAGACGCCCAGAGGTCGTCCGCGCATTGAATAACGTCTGCAACATGGGGCGGAATCTCATCGGGGTCTTCCATCGCGAGCAGGTTGGCCCGCACAGTCTTGTCAATCGAATACTTCTCGCCGGTCCACATCAGCTTCTTGGCTTCTGGCCCGACGCGCTCGAGCACCCACTCGCGCATCTTAGGCGAGCGCACGCTGGTGATGACGCCCTCGGTCACCTCGGACACGATCTGCTGAATCTCGACGGTCTCGTCGGCCGAGTACTTGACCGCGGCTTGGCACAGCGGCACGTCCACCAGCACGCCACGGTCGTTGATGCGCTCGTTGGTGTGGTAGTCGGCTAGTTCATCAGCCGACAGCGGCCGCAGGGCCTTGCTGATGGCGCGCATGGACCGCACGTCCTGCTCGCAGTACTCGACCATCTCTTGCATCAGGGTGGCGTCTTCACGGAACTGGCCATTGGCCTGCGGCAGCGACAGCAGCCGGATCAGTTGACTGCCGCGGTGGTCCTTGCGCATGTCAGCGCCAGCGAAGCGCCCGACGTCTTCCAGCGAGCCAGGCGCACAGTTGGCGCGGGCCTGCGCTGCGGTGCAGTAAAAAGATTCGAGGGGGTAGTTCTTCTGCAAGACATACCAAAAAATTAACCGCTCGAAAGCGGCGTTGTGGGCGTAGATCATGTGGCCCGTGAAGTCAGGCAGGGGCTGGCCCGGCAACCAGGTGACGACCTCATCATCACCGAAGGCGTAGGACATGCACAGCACTTCGGTGCTCGCGTCCTGCGCGTAGTTGTAGACGCCCTTGGCCTTCAGGTCACAGCGGCTGCGGGTCTCAAAATCAAGCCAAAGATTCATACTGTACTTTACTTTACTGTAGGTGGGGCCTACTCGCTGCGTCTGTGAATGCATCCATCAACCGTAGCGTCAAAACGCAGTTTCTGTGATGGGCAGGGTGCACAGCATCCGCTTTCGGCCCCGATTCTTACTTAGGCTGCGCGGCGGCGACGGCCAGCAGGAGCTGCTTCTGGCTCTGCTTCAGCCACTGGCGCTTCAGCAGCGCCGTCCATGCTGGCCCACTCCACGATCTCAAACACCGGGGTGTAGATGCGGCCGTAGGACTTGTGGACGTAGTGGTCCTTCTTCAGGCGCACGATGGCTACTGGTTTGGTCTGGTCCTTCTCCACTTGCGTGGCGATGGCAACGCCCAGTGCCTGCACGGCCTTCTTACCGCCGACCGAGGTCGTGGTAAAGCGTGCTTCCATGTCCTTGTCCTCACCGACGAGGCACTTCAACGACATGCCGATCTGTGTCTCCCAGCCGCGCTTGGCGCCGGGAGGCGCTTGGTCAAGCTCGGGCAGGGGATGCTGCACACCGGTCATTTTCTCGCCAAGCACTTCACCGTCGCCCCAGGCAATAAAGCCGTGAACAAAAGAGAAAGGATTGACGGCCCAAGTGGAGTCGTCTTCGACTTCAGTCTGGTCAGCACCAAACACCCAGTGGCCGGTCTTGTCCATTTTCAGGATGACGACGCCCGATGTGCCTGCGCCTTGTTCAAGCGAACGCAATGCGGTGGAGAGGGTGGAGACTGCTGGCAGATTTGCCGAAGAGAAAGTTGCGAGATTTGACATGATTGTCCTTTACTGAAGTTTAGAGAGAGCCGCAGACAACTGCGACCCGATTTGCAACACTGCTGGGCGGGGATCATCCTCGCTTGCCAGTGTTGTGCCTGACGACACCGACACGACGAGATCGTCGGGCAGTGCCATCTTGCGCTTTTTCAGCACCTTCTCTGCTTGAGCAGGGCTGAGTAATTCTTCTGGCTTGAGCAGTTCTGCACGGGGCACGCCCAGATCGTGCAACGTCTCAAGCGCTTTTGTTTCGTTGGCCCACTGACGTGTGCCGCGCTTGGCGACCAGCTTGTAACCAGGCACCGGCAGATCCTTCTCAAGCAACTGGAGCGCCAGACCACGCAGGTCTTTGATCCAGTCTTCCAAGAGGTCTGCATTCTTCAGGTATCTGCCCAACGTGTCAACATCTATTTCTTTCAGTTGCACTTGCAGCGCGCGGTCCACAGCGCCGGTCATCTTGGGGCAGATGGGTTTGCCTGCGCACCAGCGGCAGTGGTCACCCACGGCCAGCTTGGCGTCAGGCTGCTGCGCTGCCTTGACGGCCTGCACCAGCGTCTGCTCAAACTGCTTGATGCGCTCTTTCGTGGTCACCCAGCGCTTGATCATGGGCGGCTGGATGATGATGCACTCGACCTCTGTCGCGCCAGCGAACGCCCACTGCGCGCTTTCAGTGCGCATGCAGGCAGCCGCGTAGAACATCAGCTGATCGTTATCTTCAGCATCCACAACAACGCCATCACCAAATTTCCAATCAAGGACCACAGCACGAGAGCCAATACGGCCAACAAGATCAGTGCTACCGAAGACCCCAGGTAAGAGATCGCCAAAGCCAACGCGTGTCTCGACTTCGTACTCCATGTTTTTGTCTGGATCGACTTGGTCCAGCAGCTCAAGCGCTACGACGATCTTCTCGTCGAACAGCTCTTGTGTCAGCACTTGGCCTTCGTAGACCGTACCAATAAACTGATCCCACGGCAGGTCTTTGCCAAGGATCTCGGAGATCACGTCGTGCAGCATGGTGCCACGGTCGGCGTGCTCGCTGGAGGGCTTGGCCGGCATCTTCTGCACCAGCGCCACAGAGCCAGGGCAGTTGATGACGCGCTTGGCGGTCGAGCCGCCGACGATATTACTGTGCTGCATCTTCTGTCTCCGTTGTCAGCGCGATCAAGGCGTCGCGCAGTTGTTCTGCCTGCTCGCGTGTGAGTCGGGTTGAGGTATAGCCGCAATGGCGGTTGACGCTGATCCAGACGCCATCTTCGTATCCACTGACGCTGACAAGGCTGTGTTCAGGGCCTATGACTTGATATTCTTTCATTTGACTGTCCTTTAGTTGATGAGGCCTTGATCTTATCACACAAAAAATAGTTTGTGCAAAACTTTTTTTCATGTATTATTGCGGCATCAACAACAGGAGAGCAAGAATGCTTGAAAAGCAGGTAGAAGCATATCTCGTCAAGCGCGTTAAAGAGCTGGGCGGTCGGGCGTACAAGTTCACCAGTCCCATGAATAGCGGCGTGGCCGACCGGATCGTGTGTCTGCCCAACGGCCAGACATGGTTCGTTGAGGTCAAGACCGAAGGCGGCAGGGTGTCGCCTTTACAAAAAATATTTGCCACCGCTATGGCGCGGATGAACCAAAGGTATGTGTGTCTGTGGAACAAAGAACAAATAGATGGGTGGCTAAATGAAATTCGGTAGCGTATGTAGCGGCATTGAAGCCGCGTCTGTTGCTTGGGGGCCGCTTGGCTGGAAGGCCGCATGGCTGTCTGAGATTGAGCCGTTCCCGTCTGCTGTACTGGCCCATCACTACCCTGATGTCCCAAACCTTGGCGACATGACCTTGTTGCCCGAGCGCATCCTGTCTGGCGAAGTAGAAGCGCCGGATGTGTTCTGTGGCGGTACACCTTGCCAGGCATTCAGCGTGGCTGGTCTTCGTAATTCTCTGGATGACGCCAGAGGAAATCTTTCATTGGTTTTCTGTGAGATAGCAAATGCAATCGACAAAGTACGATCTGTTCGGGGACTTGATCAGTCCATCGTCTTCTGGGAAAACGTGCCGGGAGTACTCTCCACCAAAGACAACGCCTTTGGTTGCTTCCTTGCTGGGCTCGCGGGGGAAGATAACCCCTTGGAACCGCCAAGGGGCAAATGGACAAACTCTGGTTATGTGCTTGGACCCAAAAGAGCAGTCGCGTGGCGAGTTCTCGATGCCCAATATTTCGGCGTGGCCCAACGACGCAAGCGTGTGTTCGTTGTCGCAAGTGCTAGAGCAGACTTCGATCCCGCAGCGGTTCTTTTTGAGTTCGACGGCGTGCGCCGGGATACTGCGCCGAGCCGAGAAGCGGGGCAAGCAATTGCCCCCTGCGTTACAAACGGCCCTCCTTTCAGCCGCACAGGCAACGAAAGAGTAGAAGCTGAAGCGATGGTGGTTCAGCCCTACGATGTAGGCAACTGCTTGACCGCTAGGATGCACAAGGGCATCAACAGTACGCTGGATGAGGGACAGACGCCAGTGATTGCTCTGCAAGACGTAACGCCCCGTGAAAAAGCACAGAACGGGCGCGGCTGGAATGATGATGGCACGGCTTATACGGTGGACACCCATGCAACTCAAGGCGTGGCGCAGCCAATAGATTTCCGTAACCTGCGATTTCATGATGGTGATGTGGCTGGGACGATGCAATCTAAAGCCACTGGCGGCTATTCGCTCAACTATGAAACTGGCGTGATGCAGCCGATTGGCCTTGATGAAGAACAAAACGCCATGATTGATGCGTTTGGCACACTTAAGGCCCGTACCGCTGGCGGTGGCTTTGAGGGTTCAGTCATGCAAACCAATATGGCCGTGCGCCGTCTGACACCAGTGGAGTGCGAGAGACTGCAAGGGTTTCCTGATGGGTATACCAACATTCCTTGGCGCAAGAAGGATGAGTCACCAGATGGGCCACGGTACAAGGCTTTGGGCAATAGCTGGGCAGTGCCAGTGGTGCGTTGGATAGGAGAGCGAATTGCCAACGCTACGTGACTACCAAGAGCAGGCTGCTGACTTCTTGTACGAGCATGACCGCGCCATGATCTTGGCTCCGG